TTCCGAGCTCCCGGATCCCCCAGTCCATGGGCTCATCGTCCGCCCCCGTTCCGTTGGTGTCGAGTCCGGACTGGCGATCCACGGCCAGATCGAGCGCCCGGCGGTCATAGCGGCCATCGGCGTGAGGCTTGGGATAGGTGCCATCCTTCACGCGGCTGTCGAACGTCGGCGGCGAAACGCCGACGTAGTAGGCGGCCAACTCCCGCGTCATGCGACGGGGGAGCGCCCCGAGCGGCCATGCGGTGGGTGTGCGGGGCATGGCGTCAGGTCTCGCCGTCGGTCTGGTCGGTGAGGCGCGGCGGCCGAGCGGCCGTGATGCGCTGGACACCGGCGGTGTCGCCGTCGCGGTAGGCGGCGATCAGGTCCAGTTCGGCCCGGGAGACCGTGCGCTCGCCGTACAGCAGATAACGGAGATCGAAGCCGCGCCCGATCAACAGCTTCAGGTCCTCCGACTTGCTGGGCAGGGTGTTGCCATGCTCGATGTACCAGAGCTTGGAGCCGGTCCAGGCGGCCGAAGCGGCAAATGCCTTGGGGCTCTCATAGCCGAGGCGGGCGACCTCTTCGCAGAACCGGGCGCTGTTGGGCACGCGGCGAGCGTCGACGTACTCCCCACTTCCGACGAACAGGTGCCCGGGTAGTTGGACGCGGACAGGGTGGCGGCGGCCGACAGCCCGGCGCAGGCCAGGGACGCGGCGTCAATGCAGCCCTCGACGATCCAGATTTCATCCCCCACCCGCTGTTTCGGTGGCGCCCACGCGAAACCCTTGAACTTGCCGTGGAAGTGCTGCTTGCGAACCGTGACGTCGCCGTCGTCTTCCTTCACCCGGACCGGTTCCACGAACCGTTCCATCCAGACGTCGGGGGCGATCTCGAACAGAACGGTGGCCGTCGCCCGGTCGCCGGTCGGATGCCAGAACCGCCCCTGGCGATACCAACCGCGCGCGGCCTCCGGCAGGCCCCGGACGAACCCCATATAGGCGTGCGCCGTCTCGTTGGGTTTCTCGGACGTGGCGGGATAGCGTTCGTTCAACCGCCCGAAAGCGTCGGGGTACAGGTCCTTGGTCGAAGCCTCGAACCCGCACTTGTTCAACCGCCCGCAGCGGATCGCCCAGGGTTCCGTGCCGTTGGCGTAGAGCTCCTTTTCGCCGCACTGCGGACAGGTCCCGCGTTGCAGCCAGTCGCCCCGGGGGCGCATCTTGTAGTCATGGATCAGGCGTTGCCGCACGTCGGCGGCGATATCGTCACGCATGATAGCCCCCCACCTCTGAGGGGCGCGGTGGGATCGCAGCGGGTCGCGCGTGTATCAGGCCGAATCCGGATTGGCATAGACGCGGACGGGCAAGGACAAGATTGGCTGGGTTGAGTTCGATGCCCACGAACCGGCGCCCCTCCGCCAGCGCGGCAACACCCGTCGTGCAGACCCCCGCGAAGGGGTCTAGAACAACGTCGCCGGGCTCCGATCCGGCGCGGAGGCACAACGTGGGCAGGTCGGCCGGGAACGTGGCGAAGTGCGCGCCCTTGAACGGGCGGGTCGGAATGGTCCACACCGACCGCCGATTGCGACGGCCGCCGATGCCATTCCACGCGGTGTCGCTACCTCGGGCTTTGCCGTCCAGATCCTGAAAAGAAAGCCTATGGTCACGCCGGAACCCGTTTCCGGACCCGTGGTCCGACACGGCGGCTTCACTGATCGCATCGCCGTCGTGGTAGTATCGGGGCGATTTCGTGAAGTGGAACACATACTCATGCGCCCGCGTGCAGCGGTCACGGACGCTTTCCGGCATGGCATTCGGCTTGTGCCACACGATGTCTTCGCGCAGGTGCCAACCATCGGCCCGCAGGGCGAAGGCTACCATCCACGGGATCCCGATCAGGTCCTTCGGCTTGATCCCGGCACCCGGCCATTTTCGCGTCTCGCCCAGGGTTTCCTGGGTGTGCCGGCGGTCAAACCGCTGCCCCCGCGTACCTTGTCGGCCCGTACCGCCGTCGCTGGCGTAACTGTCCCCCAGGTTGAGCCACAGGCTTCCGTCATCGGCGAGCGCGCGGCGGACCTCGCGGAACACGGCAACCAGTTCAGCCACATAGGCGGCCGGGTCCGGTTCCAGACCGATCTGGTCGGGATGTCCGTAATCGCGCAAGCCAAAGTACGGCGGCGATGTGACACAGCACCGCGCCGCGCCATCAGGAAGAGATTGCAGCGCCGTCCGGGCATCGCCACGGATCAAGGTGACGATGTCATTCAACTGGATATCCGATGTCATCATGGGTCCCCCGCTTCCCCTGGATCAGCCGCCCGACGCGAGCGTCAGGACCGGCCCGGCGCCGCGCTTATCGGCCGCCGAAACCGGGACCGCGCGAGGCGGAGCGGCGGGCAGGCGCGAGGGCTCCAGGATGCGCAGCGGATACAACTGCCCGACCCAGACCATGCCGCAGTCCTCGTTGGGGCAGACGTAGGTGATCTCGGTCACGGCGGCGGTCAGGTGGTGAGTCTTGGCGGTGCGGCAGCCGGTGCCGCACACGGGGCAGCGGGCCTGATTGCGGAACACACTCTGGGCGTGGCGACCCTTGGGGCGTTTCATCGTGGTGATCTCCCGGATTTTGCCGCCGCGCGGCGGTGGGGCTGTCCGCGCCGGGTTTCGCGGAGTTTCATGAGGGCGTCGTAGTCGGACTGGGCCACATGCATGCGCGTTTCCGCGCGCTGGATCAGCTGCGCCAGTTCGGAATCGGACAGAACCCCGTCCTCGGCCGCCTCGACGGCGCAGCGGGCGAGTTCGCCCAACGCCACCTGCCCTCGCGTCGCCATGTGCAAAACGGCCGCGACGTCGTTGCCGGGGGAGGCATGTGTTTCCATGTCCGCCCGATCCGCGACCAAATGGACCAACTGGCGGGAGACGATGGCCTCGCCGACGTGGGTTTCTAGATCGAGGATGACGTCGGCCGGCGGATAGCGGTCGGCATGGTCGCGCGAAGCGCATTCGGAGAGAGACGTCGGACCGATGCGCGTCACCTCAGCGGCCGCTTTCAGGCCCCCGCTTTCTTGCAGCAGCCGGCGAAACGCCGACTTCAGCCCCAGGTAGTCGGGTTCAGCGCGCCGACGCATGGCGAATTACTCCCGCGCTTTTCCTGGTGCACAGACCGCTTTCGGAATCCACATTGCGTGACACACTCTGGGGCGGAACCCCATTTTGGGGCGGCAAATCATGGAAATCGTTGGGCGTTACAGCGCCGTTCGTAGCAATAAAGATAGCTCTCATCGCGGACGGGTTTGGCATGCGCCGGCCTGCCTCCCACGAGAGAACCGCTCTCCATGTGTGGCCGCACCGTGCCGCCGTCTCATTTGCCGTGAGACCATGCTGTGTGCGCCAATCCCTGAGCTTCATATGCACCCCCTGTGCTACTGGCACATAACGTATACACAGATTGATCGTACCGACAAGGCAAATCTGCACATTTTGTCGACGTGCGGTGCACAGGCTGGGGAGGTATCGTCCGAATATGCAAAATAGGATTCGAGAGCACCGGGAGCGATTGGGTTTGACGCGCAAGGATTTGGCCGCGCGCGCCCACTGCACCGAATCACAAATCACCAAGCTTGAGCGTGGTGAACGAAGGCTATCGGCGGATTGGATCGTGCGCCTTTCGCGGGCGCTCAACACCTCTGCCGCTGATCTGGTCGAGGTAGGGCCCGGCCCAGCTCCCGCCACGGAGGCCTATCTCGGGGAGGCGGTGGAGCTGGTGTTTCGACGGGTCGAACGCCAGCCCCTGAAATTCGATGGAATTTCCGCCGCCGAGTTCGCGGCCGAATGCGTCAACTTGGCTCGAGACTTGAGGGCAATACGATCAGCCCCGAAGCCAGATGACACCCACGATCACGCCGACCAAGAAGGCAGCGGAAGCGACTCGGAAGCGCCGCCTCATATAAACCCTTAGTATCGCATGACGATTTAAACTTTTTTTGCGCTTCTGATCAAAGCGCGACCCCCACCATTCGATATATTCGGCCGTATACTGATCGATATAGATATGTTGCGCCGCTTCTTGGCGTTGCTCTCTCTCTTCCATGTGGCAAGCCCCATGCGCTACCGATCCCGCCGCGATGCGCGGCGGCGGGACGGTCCCCACTGTTGGTCAGACTGTGATGGCGGGGCTTCGCCATTGGCTCCCCGGGTGGTAGCGCACCCGGCCCCTCGCCGTCGGGCAAGGGGACTCTGATGGTCGCCCAGCGGGGCCTGTGAATTCGATATCCAATACGGACAAAAGATTCTCAAAAAGCTTCGGAGGCGCAACAGTCGTCTCTAGTGCACGATGGGTTCGGCGGCACCGTCTGGCGGCCCGAACATCCAGCACTTCACCGTCTTGCCCGTAAGGGTGCTGTTCACGGCCACGATGCCCAGGAAGGCCGGGGCTTGGCATGCTTTCAGCGCATCCCGAAGTGGGGTGTCTATCACCACTCGGATCCGATGCGTCGTGAAGTGGGCGGCGGCTTCCTTCAGGTTCACGGCCATCCGGTCGCTCCGTCTGGCGTGGTTCCACCGCACCCCCAACTCGGTCAGCCGGCCCAACCCAGCGAAGAACGGAGCCGCGACGTCGGGCAAGGGCGGGGCATCGCGCCCCAATTCGTCCAGAGGCGGGGTCGGTGTGCCGATTTCGCGGCATAGACGGTCGAGGCCCGAATGCAGCATGCGCCGTGCGGTCGGGTCCGTTTCCTTCCGAAGCCGAGCAACGATATCGGCCGCTTGAATAGGTGCCCTCGGGTTCATCCGGCGCCCATTGGACCGACCGTATTCTCCGTATTGGCACGCGAGAAACACCGTAATGACCTCCTGGCGCACGTCGGCGGCGATCGGCGTGCGGCTGAACATGCACACCAGAAGGCACTGGCCTTGGTTGAGGTGGTATTCGATGGTCGGACGCCCGCCCTGGGAGGTTTGCGGCGCATTAGCGCAAACTAATATACCGTAGCGCCTCAACTCTTCGGCGTTCGACTCAATCAAGGGCCGTATATCACGCGGCCGACTGAACCCGAGCCGCTCTGCAAGGCGCAGGTCCAGAATGCGCGGTTCGTCCAGTGTCATGTCGAGATCGGTGACTGACAGCGGAGTCAGGGTCTTCTCGGTCATAAGCCCCCCTCCTTCGGCAGATAGCCGTTGTCGCGCAGCCAGAGTTTCAGGATCCGTTCGATCATGGATGAGACCGGGCGGTCATCGTCTCTGGCGGCTGCTTCGACAGCCTTCTTTGTTTCGGGATCCATTCGGACGGAAACCGGGAGCGTTTTCGCCATCGGGCCATCACCTCGCGCATGACGGTTCAACATTGCCCGATAAGACTACTATGACGTCTTTTGTAGTCAAGCACGTTCGTCCGCCAGCAATTATATCCGATAGATATTTTTGTGCTTGACCAGCTTATATCCGATAGATATATTTGGGCCATCAACAGCGGGGGCGGATATGAAGGTCATCATCACCAGGGCGGCGCAGAAGGACCTGAAGCGGATCGACACCAAGACCGGCGCGCGCATCATCGCCAAGATCGAACAGTTCGCCGCAGATCCCGCCGCCCTGGCCGCGAACGTGAAGGCCCTGAAGGGCTCCGACCTATACCGCCTGCGGGTCGCGGATTACCGCGTGATCTACCGCCTCGACACCGAAACGAATACGGTTACCATTATGGTCGTGCTGACCGTCAAGCACCGGAGAGACGCTTATGAGTGAGACCGCCGCCGCGACCGTCTCCCCCACCCCCGGGGACACGGTCACCCTGCCCCGAGCCGACTACAAGGCCCTGCTGGAACGCCTGGAGGATCTGGAGGACATCCTCGCCGCGTCCCGCGTGGATGAGACCGACGCCATCCCGCTGGACGACTACAAGAAGATCGCCGCCGGCGACGTGTCGGCCCTGCGCTACTGGCGGGAGCGGCGCGGCCTGAGCCAAGCCGCGCTGGCCGAAAAGGCTGGAGTGCCGCAGAGTTACATTTCGACCATCGAGGGCGGCAAGAAGCCTGGGTCGGTGTCCACGTACAAGGCGCTCGCGGAGGCGCTCGATCTGGACGTGGACGACCTGATCTAGGCGCTCACGCCCCCGCCCTCTCGGCGCGCTCGGCGGCGGAGAGGCCCGACCAATCCACCCCGCTCTCGCGCAGGGACGTGATGTCCACGGCGGCGCCGCTCGATCTGCCGCCTGATCCACCACCCGATCCGCCCCCCTGGGCGGGCGGTTGCTGTTCGACGGCCTCGAGGTCGGAGCGGAAGCCGCCGGCGGCGTCGAGGGTGTGGCGGACGGTCTCGACCACCCATTGAACCCCATCCATTTCCGGCCGGAAGCCGGTCACGGCCAGGGGCTGGCCGGCGATGATCTCCGGCCGGCCGAGCGCCAGGGACAGGCGCAGGTCGCGCTGCCCCCGGGCGATGTCGGTTAGGGCGGCGCGGGCGGCGGCGGCCGCCTCGGCTTGGGAGGGATAGACCCGCCGCAAGGTGGTGACGGTGCCCGACGCCCCGGCCAGTTCGGCCCGGTCCTCGGCCGCGTCATGGTCCCGCCAGACAGCGCGAACCCCCGTCGTCTCGCCCTCCCGGTCCTGGATGCCGAACGCATGCGACCCGGTTTCCGCCCGGCGCACGGTGACGGCGGGCAGCGTGGCACCTTCGGCCGTGACGCCGGCGCCGCGTGGGGTGAACACGAGGCGACCGTCCTTGATGGTGCCGATGGCGTCCACCTGTTGCGCCAGGCGCGTGACCAGGTGGGCGTCCGATTCCGTCGCCTGATCGAGATGGGGGATCGGCAACGCGGCCAGGGTGTCGGCAATCGCCGGCGCCAACCCGTGGCGCGCGGCGACGCTCTGGAGCACCGCGCCCAGGGTGGTCTCGTCATAGGACAGGTCGCGATGGGCGCGCAGGCCTCCGGTCAGATCGGCGGCGCGGGCCTTGATCTCGATCCGGTCGGGCGGCCCGGCGTGGCGGACCTCGTCGACACGGTAGCGGCCCTTGTCGATCAGGGGCGATCCCTGCCAGCCCAGGGCCACGCGCAGGATCACGCCGCGCCGTGGCAAGGCGATGGAGCCCGTGGGATCGGCGATGGAGAGGGTGAGTTCATCCGAGTCCAACCCGGGCTTGTCGGTCACGGTCAGGGACAACAGGCCCGCCGCCACAGCGTCGGTCACGTCCACATCGTCCGCCGTCACCCGCCATGCCGGAATCATCGGTACAGGCCCCACAGATCGCCGACGGCTCCGGCCAGGGCGCCCGCCGCGTCCCGCGCGCCCGCGATCACGTCATCCGAGGACACCGCGCCCAACCGGCCGGGCAGGCTGTCGGTCAGGGCGCCGCGTCCCTCTATGTCGTCGTCGGAATAGCGCGTCAGGGATAGGGTGAAGTCCACCTTGCGCGGGGTGCCGTCGTTCATCATGTGCGTGCGGGTCTCGCTCACACTCGCCACCACCCAGGTTCCCCGCCGGCGGCCGTGGCCGTCCATCAGCAGCCACGCCTTGCCCTCCGACGCCATGCGGCGGAGCGTTTCCAGGTGAACCGGGCCGCCGGTGATCTCCGGCATCAGGGTGCCGGACAGGGTGAGCGTATCGGCCCCGGGGCCGGTGTACTGATAGGCGGGCGCGGCCCCCGCGCGGTCCTGCGACGCCCAACGCCACGCGCTGTCCCGCGCCATGTCCGCGAACGGCACGGTGTCGGTCTGGAACGTGAACAGGCC